CACCTGACTCTATGTACCTCTTATGTACCCACGCACTTGCACCAGGATTTGGGTATGACGAGTACTTGGCTTTAGCCTGTGCAACGATCATTGCATACAACTTTGGATTGCCTGGTTTTCTCATCTCATTTCCTCCCTGGATAACCTAATAGCCCCCACACTAGTGTAGGGGCGTATCAGTGTCTTTATGAAATTAGTCGTTTACTACAGTTGCTGATTGACGTTGTGAACGTCCACCAGAGCGAGCGACTGTCTCAATCTTTGCGGCTGAGTAGTCGTTCATTGTTCCATGTGCAAACTCGCCTAGGAATGTTGGTGCTTCTACCCATGCGGCAGATCCAACATGTGCACGCTCTGAAAGAGTCTCTGCAGCAGTCTTTTGCCAAACAGGAGCATTACGGTTTGGGCGACCTGGAGCGGTTGCTTGACCTGATGTCATTCCTACTTGAAAATCATTTGGGACGTCTGTATCAGTTGCGATACCTTCTTCAAAGCGAAGTGGTCCACGACGTGTTACGTTTCCTGATTCTTTGCGCTCGTAAACTTGTGGAGCACGTTCTGGGAATTGAGGTGCTGGTGAAATTGTCATTCTTACTCCTTAAGGATGTATATGGAAAGGCCTTTTCCTAGGTATAGTTTCCACCCTTTTGGGCAGGTTGTGTTGTCTAACTAAAAAAAGGATTACTAGAGGCCACTACTTCTGGCATTACCAAGTCTTGGGTAAGACTGCAGGCTATTGCTAGTGAGTCAGCAAAATCGTCGTGGGCGTATGACTCATCGGGGGCGGCTGCTGCAAAATTAGGGCCCTTATAAGTTACTTCAAGATCTACCATTTGTTGATAGAACCGCTTCCAAGTACGCAATCTACGAGTTTTTGCATGGGCAGGCCAACTCAATCGCTTACGTTGAATTAGCGCCTGCAGATGTTTCCATCGCTTTGATTGTTCGGATTGGCTAGAAGTTAACGACATTACCTCGGCTCTAGGTAATAAAAGTTTTAATCTTTGGGCGACTGCGTCACCGACACCGTTGGCATCAACTCCTACAGCAAGCACATCGTAGTTACTGAGAAAGTTTACGATCTGGTAGTACTGCTCTTCCCAGTCATCTCCTTGCATCTCTAACCAATTTAGAACTCTATGATCGAAGAAGCCAAATTCATCTGGGCGATCCCAATCAACCCACACCACAGTCACAACTGTGCTGTCCGTCTTACGTGCTGGGTCGATACCGACCACAACTGGTGTCTTATGCCAAGACTTAACAAGTTCGGACGACACGTCACCAAGTTCATCCATGATGGATGAGGTAACGAACATACCTCTTTCCAGTAACCACTTACAGTTATGTGAGGCAAGACCTTCTGCGATAAAAGTTTGAGTGGTAGTCTCAAGTGCCACAACTTCTTGCTCCCCTATAAACTCCACAGATAACACTAATGGATGTTCAAAATCTTGCCCAACAAAATCATGGCGACCAATAGAACCAAATGAGTTTATGTCAACTTTTTGTAACAATCGTTCTGGCCGTATTTGACCTAAGAAACGTGACATAGACGCACGACCCCCAGCAATGTGCAAGACTGTGACATCATTGTTGGTGCCTGTTTCTTTACGCTCCCAGTATTTAAAGCCAAGTTCTGTTAAATATGTGCGAACTTTATTTAACATTACATTTTCACGTTGAGAAAAGCCAAGCATGGCTTGTCTAGAGAAATGGCCTTCTCCGTCAAATGCTGCTGCAAGATACCCTGTTCTGTAGTCTTCTATATGCTCCCATGTATCAAATATTTTAAAAATACGGTCAGTAGACACAAGTTCATCCGTGCGCTTCCATACTGTACGGCGACCAGCAGTTGACACTAACCATAAGTGACCATCAGAAGATTTAACTATAGTTCCGTCTGAAAGGTTTATAGCGTAAGTTGGGCGCATAATTCTTTCGGCTTTGGTCACCGTAGTCTCTTTGATTTTACGATGTGCTCCTTTAGTGTAAGGCTCTTCGTCAAACCCTACAAGTATGTCACCAACTTGTACAGAGCCTATTTCTACATATTTCAAGTCTTTAGTAAGCACTTTAGTGTCTGGAGTAAGGCAGTTGTACGACATCTGGAACTCATCAGAGTCCTCACCAATACGAAGCATCTCTTTTCTAATAGAGCGCTCATAGTTAGGGTTGTATTTAATGACGTCTTTCCAATCCCATTGAAAATGGTTTTGGCGGTTACCACGTGTTGTTTGACGTCTGCGGTTTAACTGGATTGCTTTGTAGAAGTTGTTCTTAGACGTTGTGGGGGTTCCAGTCTTCACCATTGTTCCTGCGTAGTAGGCAAGCATTGGTGCAATTGACTTAGAGACTACAAAGTCATCGGCTTCTTGGCACTCATCAATAACGATAAGATGGAACGACTTAGACTCAATCTTGGCTCGTGGGTTAGCGGTCATCATGGTGATGCTAGAGCCAGACTTTGTGAGTTTAATCTGACGAGTAACTCCGCCAACACGAGCAGCCTTATCATCGATCTCAACATCGTTTAAAATTTCAATGGCACGCTCTGAGGTCAAACGAGTTACAGCACGACCAAAAAGGGTTTCTACCTGGCCTTCGGTGGGGGCAAATAGCCCTACCCATAAGCCATCTTTAAACTTTCCAAGTAGTTCTGGATACAGTTTGGCTAATCGTGGTAGCAAGATCATTAGGGTAACTACGGTGTCAGCCACCGTCTCTGACTTGCCTGACTGACGGGCAGCAAGGGCCGTAATCTCTTCGGCGTCATTAATAATAACTGACTCCATAATACGACGAGCCAATGGCTTTTGGTATGGATGCAGATCGTGCCCTACAAGTTCCTTGAGGAACATGAGCATCTTGTCAATGAGTTTATCGACAAACTGTTGAGAGAGTTCATCCAGAGGTTCATCTACGGGGTTGTCATCTGGTTGTTCTTCGTTGTTGAGATAGAACTCTGGGTTTATCTCTTCAAACTTATCTTCATCAATTGTCATAGTAATTAACTACAGTACAGGGTTAGAGCGTCTTTTGAGTTCTTTAGCGATTGCTGAAAATGCTTCTGCGCCCATTACTACTTCATCAAGATCCGCTTGGCTCTGGCTCCTCTGCCAAGAGGTAATGTGTTTGCCAATTGTAAACATCGACTGCTCCATCCACGATATCAAATCGGGAGACGAGATCATGGAGACTCTCTTCTCGATCCGAGTCTGGGGCTGGTGTCCAACCTGCTTCTTCCGTAAAATCATCTTCAGTCACTTCCCGTACTTCTAGCGCCATTGATACTGCTTCTGCTTCAGTTTTTGTTCCGTTCCAACGCCCCAAGACTAATGCCTTGTATCGAGGAAGTCTAACAATAAGTGGGGTTGCTGTCCTATAAGGATCATCGATTTCTTGGGTCCAACCACGGACAACGGCTTTACCTTCCCAGTTATATGGGAAGTTAGTGACCTGTACGAATAGTGGACCGATGTTGTGTGTTTTTGGCATCTTATGGTTTCTTTGGTTTAGGGGTCTTTCCGTATTTGTCAGGGCGACCTTTATAATGGAGTTGTGCTGCACGACTATAGCGGTAAAAGGCTCGACGTGCTGTTTGTGACATTCCAGAGACGTCAGCCTCACCACGAGGCTTTGAGTCTAGATAAGCCATGATGTAGCGGCCCTTAGATACTACAGCCTTAAATCTTTGCCACTCTTGTGGACTTACCTCATAGTAATTGTAGAACGTTCCATCACGAAACACTACTGTAATTTTTTGATCGTTCTTATCATAGCCAGCCGCTACAGTGCGGGGGCGATCTGGGTTGATTGTTGAGGTTGGAACGACAGTCAACTCTGCTGGAGCCTCTTCTTCCATATCTGGCTCAAGACCAAGGTTTGCGTAAGACTGTTTATTTTTATCAGAAACAAAGTAACCCATTGTTTCTTTGTCATTCAAGAGCGAGATAATCTCGTCAAACTCGCCATAGGAAGAAGCGGTTGGAAGACCTTTATACTGCGGTCCTGTAATCTGCGTTATGCCCTTTAATTGGTTTGGGCCAAACTGTCCTGCAATTGCTGACATTAACTCCTGAGCAGACGGCTGAGACACCCGTTTTCCACGAGTGCCTCCACCGCCTGTAGGACGAACCATTTACTTTTGGGTTATGCCCAAGGAGTAATGGTGATTGCTGAACCTGCTGCAACGTTCTGTGCTGCTGCAACGCTCTGAGACTTGACAGTTCCAGATACGGCAACAACTGAACCAGACTTGCCTGTAAGTGCAACTGTAGTTGTGTCTGCAGTGTTTACTGTGAAGGTATTAGTTGCATTAGCAGTAACTGTGTATGTACCGTTGAGGAACAAGTCTCCGCCTGAGAACCCTGAAACAACTACCTGAGAGCCTACTGCGTAAGCCGCACCCGCACCTGTTGCAGTGAATACTAGGTTATGTGAACCTGAAGTACGTGCAATAGCGGTTACTGTGAGTGCTGAGTTAGTCGCTGTAGAAGCGGTTGTAACAACAAGTTCAAGNTCAGTAAGAACNGTTGCGGCTGTTGTTGCAACTGTTCCNATAACGCTAGGAACTGTTACATAGTCAACTCCACTAGTCTGTGAACCTGTGGTGTTTGGGGTGTAAAGAGGATAGCCATTCCAGCCATCTTCTGCGATGTTATGTGAATCCTTGGTGTAATCGAGAACAGTTCCACCGTTCTCAAGGCGTACGTCGTTTGGCTGCAAT